CAAAAAAGAATATAAATAAAAATATAAAGATCTTAATTTTAAACCCTGCCTCAAAAGACCACTTTATATATAAAAAATACTTCCTTAACAAAGGTGTTGAGGGTGGATTTAATGGCGTTAAAGACAATGTATGTTATATTCATACATCTTACTTAGATTGCCTTGAATTTGTACCAGAGGAGATTATTGGTTACTTTGATGAAATGAAGATTTCCAACCCTACAAAATACGATCACATTGTGATGGGTGGATGGTTAGATAAAGCGGAAGGTGTGGTCTTTGAAAACTGGAAGTTTGGGGAGTTCAACCCTGATAAATTACAAACTTCATTTGGTTTAGATTTTGGATTTAGTGTAGATCCAGATGCACTTACAGAAGTTGCTATTGATTTCAAGAAAAAGAAAATATATCTTAAGGAGTGCATCTATGAAAATGGACTACAAACGCACGTATTAGCATCTAAATTAAAATATTTTTGTAGTAACAATCTTATAATTGCGGATAGTGCCGAGAGTAGATTGATTGCGGATCTTAAATTCCAATTTGGTTTAAACATTAAGGCAGTTAAGAAAGGAACCATTGAAAGTGGAGTAGTACGGATGCAGGATTTTGAATTGATCGTTGAACCGAACAGCACCAATATAGCTAAGGAATTGAACAACTATGTGTATAGTGATAAGATCGCTAAAATGTACATAGATTTATACAACCACGCTATTGATGGGATTAGATATAATGTTACCTTTCATTTAGATAGTCCCAACGCTGGTAATTACTTTATAAAGTAGTAACTAAAACCCCACATTTTAGTTATTGATATATGAAAGCAGAAATATCAATACCGGAATCTTTAAGCGAGGTATCCCTATCCAACTACCAGAAGTTAATAGATATTATCAATGAGAATCCCGAAGCTTATGATTTCATTCAGCAGAAAACCATAGAACTTATATGTGGCATTCCCTTTGACCTGGTTACTAAGATCAAACTCAAAGACTTTAATAGCTTAGTTAAGGACGTCAATATCCTACTCGAAGAAAAACCTAAACTACTTACTAAATTCACTTTAAACGGTGTTGAGTATGGAATGATTCCAAACATAGCAGACGATTTACAGGTGGATGAATTTGTAGATTTAGGAGCCTACTTTGACGATTGGGAACAGATGCACAAAGCAATGGCAGTCCTCTACAGACCTGTAACAAAATCTTACAAAAACCAATATACTATAGAAGATTACGAAGGAAGTGATAAGTATGCACTTGCTCTTAAAGATATGCCGGTATCGGTTGTATTAGGCGCACGCTTTTTTTTTCGGAAATTAGGGATAGAATTATCGAAAGCTACCCTGAACTCTTTGAATCCGGAATCGGAGGAGGGGATCAAGCTGCGGCAAACTTTGGAGCAAAATGGGGTTGGTATCAATCAATTTACGCAATCGCTGGAGGAGATATCTTCAAGTTTGAATTAGCAGAGAAATTACGAATACATAAAGCATTAACCTGGTTAGTATTTGAGAAAGAAAAGAATGCTTTAGAGGCTAAAATGATAAAAAGATGAATGCATATTACGAAGTACTTAGAATACTTAAACTTTCTTTACAGGAAAATAAGGATATCCATACAGTAACGCAGGGGGATATCTCTACTATGGACTTAAACAAGATGAATATCTATCCTTTAGGACATATTGATTTAGATGACGGTACTTTTAATGAAAATACAATCGAGTTTTCCTGCTCTATTTATGCTATGGATATGATTGACGTATCGAATGAATTAACGACAGATAAGTTTATAGGGAATGATAACGAAATAGATGTGTTTAACACGATGTTAGCAGTTGTAAGGCGTACTTATTTGGAACTTGCAAAAGACACCCGGACACAGGACATTACCATTTTAGGAGAGCCAACGATAAGAAAGATGGAAGGGGCGGTTAACAATTTAGTAGGATGGGAAATGACCTTTACTATTGAAGTGCCTGATATAATTATATCAGTATGCTAAATCCTGTAAGAACTAAAGCAGTCTTAGATACATTTGGTAAGCGAGTACAACAGCAAGCCAGAACAAACTTAACGAAGGGAGATCATAAGGCGAGCGGTGATCTGTATGAATCGACTAAATACGAATTAAATACAGGCCCCAAGAGTTTTAGTTTATTTTTTGAATTAGAAGATTATTGGGAATTCCAGGATAAGGGAGTAAGCGGCACGGAGGTAAAATACAACACGCCATTTAGTTATAAGACCAGAAAACCACCGGCTAAAGTATTTGAGAAATGGGCGAAACAAAAAAGCATTAAACCCAGAGGTAAGAACGGGAAATTTATAACCTATAAAAGTTTTGGATTTGCCGTTGCTAATTCAGTATTTAAGAAAGGAATAAAACCTACTAAGTTTTTCAGTAAACCCTTTGAGAATGAGTTTGACAAACTGCCGGAAGATTTAGTAAGGGCGTATGCTTTAGATGTTGAAAATTTTATGGATTTTACTTTAAATAAAAAATAATGATACTCACAAAATCACCACATTATATAAATATAAGCCTTGATTTTGCTACGACCTACAGCGTGCAAATGGACCTGTATATTTGGAGTGGAGAGCAGGCAAACGTACCTATCACCCCTACTTATATTCTCACTAAGGAACGGCCCGATGTAGCAACTACAGAAATGGATGTGGATATATCAGACCTTATAAATGATTTCATTATAAATAAACCAAGCGTTCAAACTGTCAGCGGGAAATATCCTAGCATTGTAGATAATGCCGTATGGGTTAAATATATTATATCCTTTAATGATGATACAGAAACTATTGCACCGATTGAAGTAGTAGATTTTGCGATAGCTGGATATGGTTATTTCTTAGAAGGGATTAACCCGCAGCCGCCAATCAGCAGAGTGTTGACATCTTCTAACTATCAGAAAGTTGAGGATTCATTTTACTTACCTTATATAGCGGATGGAACCATAACACAATTAGAAGCATCAGATGGCACAACTACCCAGACCTATGCCATATCAAATCAAACAGACAGCAAGGATAAGTTAGCGACCTTATTTATAGATGTAAATGACTTTGCAGGGCAATTTATAACCGTAACTGATAGCGTTAATGAGTGGGTGTTTGAGGTGGTTGCTGAATGTAAATACACACCGGAGAAGATTCTATTTTTAAATAAGTTTGGGGCCTATGAAACATTTACTTTCTTTAAAGCACGTAAGGAATCTTTGAAGGTAGAGAGTAAAGATTTTAATAATGCCTTTGTGAGTTCTGGAGGTTACGATATTCAACGACACCAGAAGCAAAAGTACAACACACAGGCGAATGAATCATTTGAACTGAATACCGATTATATCCCGGAGGGAGAGAATGAACGCATCACGCAATTACTTGTATCTGATAGCGTGTATATCATTACCAACGGGCAGCCAGTACCGGTAAATTTAGACAGTAGCACCCTGGAATATAAGACTAGGATTAATGATAGGCTAATAAGTTATACAATTAATTTCTCCTATGCCTTCAATAAAATAAATAACGTATGATCTTAGATGTATTTATAGAGGGTAAACGACTGGATTTATTTAATGATGAAAACATCGAGCTTAACAGATCGGTGCAGGACATTAAAGATATATCTAAAATATATACAGACTTTACGCGGTCCTTTACCGTTCCTGGATCTAAGAACAACAATAAGATATTTAAACACTTTGAACGTCCGGAAATAGATAATGGATATGATACCCGAACAAAGAAGAATGGATATATAAACATCAACTCATTAGACTTTGTTACCGGTAAGATACGATTGGAGGAGGTTTCTTTAAAATCAGGCAAGGTAGATAATTATAAAATTACTTTCTTTGGAAATTTGGTAAGTCTTAATGATTTATTAGGGGAAGATGATTTAAGTTCCTTAAGTTGGTTATCTCAATTTAATCACAACTACAATTACGCAACCATAAAAAAAGGTTTAGAAGATGCTGTTTCTTTTACCGTTGATGGAGTGGTAGAGAAAGTTATAAAATATCCTCTAATGTCATCGGAAAAAAGATATATATATTCTTTTTCTGCTGGTACAGAAACAGAAACAATATCTA